TCATCACCGAAAGCCCGATCATGCAAGGATTCGATGTAACGTTTCACGTTCCCGTTGATCGTACGCTTAACGATCAGGTATAAAACATCTTCGTTATTTTCAGCAACGGTACAAATCGATTCAACAAGCCCATTTATAGTGTCGTGTTTGTGCCACCCATGGACTTGTTGCTGCGGATCGTAAGTGATCCCGTAAAGTTCCCCGGTCGTCATCAATACCCAAAGGATGGGAGTCGGCGCCCGACTAAATGCCAATTCTTTAACCAATTTACTATTGAATAAATGATTTGCCAAATAGCACAAATCTTCCGACTTATAACCCGAGCTTTGCCACTGGTACGATATTTCCCGAATGTGACCGCCTTGCGCCTGGGCGTAAAGAATATAGTTATTCACTATCGCCGGTTGAACATTGCTTGCCCCGTTTTGAGCCTGGGGCTTGACGGTTAACGAGGTGGGACTCAACGCATCGTTGTTAGCCGAATAAATCCGCCACTCTGTCGATGCAGTCATCGCCATCAAATCCAGTGCCGGAACCAAATGGCGAATACTGTTCGCACTTTGCGCGGCAATCTTGAACCGTAACGCGTCACTAGCTTGCGTCGGGATCGAATACGCCATGTTCGACTGACTGCCCGACTGCGTCGCCCAGACGTTCTGCGGTTCGTTCAATGATCCTGCAAAGAATCTCCGCTGTTCGTGATAACAAACCGCTGACGGATAATTGCCCGGACTGGCAAAGAACACGTCCGTAATCGGGATTGTTCTGGTTAAATCAGCAATCACGTTGTCATCGACAAACGAGGTCGCAGTCACTTGACCAATATATCCGTAAGTCCCGCCAGCGTATTTATAAACGTTATAACGAATCGCGCCCGCTATTCCGGTCCATGTGATCGTATTGAAGTTCCCACTAATCGTTAAATCGTTCGTTACTGTATTCGAAACAGGTGAGGCGACGGATTCCTCGTAACCCAAACTATTCAACGCCGTCACGACGTATTTAAACGTCTTATTGACACCCGCTGTCGGATAGGTAGCCGCCGCGACTGGTGCCGCTGGCGCTGCGGTTTTCGAGCCAAATGAAATAGGCGAGAACGTCCAATTCAACGCTGCGAATCTGGATAATTCCGACGGTGGGAACAACGGATGCACCATCGTAACCACGTCGCCCGATTGCACGTAATGAATATCAAACAACGAACCCACGTCGTAGCTGTTCGCTATCTCATAAGGTAGCGTGGTCACATCGATCAATTGCGCGGATTGTGTACAGAAACGAAAATAACCAGCGCCCATTTCGATAGCGTAAGTTTGCGTATTGGAAAACGAGAACGGGATCAATCGTGCCACTTGGTTCGAGTCCTTGACTTCACAAACGAACCGAGTTCCGGATCGGTTCCTTAATGAACCGTGGGGTTGCACAATAAAATTTCGACACGTATCGACACCGTTTTGTACTTCGGCCAAATCAAACAGGCCAAGCAATTCGCGCGATATTTCGCCACCTGTAAATGCCTTGCGAATTATCCGTTGGTTAGGCACGTGACAATATTCCTTGCGGCACGTAACCCTGGGCGATGTCGGTATCGAACGAATCTGATTCCATCGCCCCTTTTAACGCTTGGTTATAAGCTTGCATCAAAACCTTTGAAGCCGCCGCCCCTACGTCACCTTTAAGGATCGGGCCCGCAAGGTTTGCGGCCAATCGCCACGCGAACGCATCGGTAAACATGGGATGAAATAGCGTCGTATCCTCCAAGTCATAGGTATACTGAATCGATATATTCAATTGATCGCTGAATATTTCCTTACGCCCTGACGTTCCCACCTTCATTGAATAAGGAGGTAATTCCACGCCGTCGGTGGTTCGCAATAGATGAGAAGTGTATCCTGTAGGGAAAACAATATTCACCTCTAACGCATCCGACGGAACCGCATAAGAATACGCCCATCGTGTATCCGTGTTAGTTGTTTGCGCCAAGTCTGCAATCTTAGTCGCTGATCCCCATTGATGCTCGCATAACACGGATTGCCGGGTCATGTCATAGAACAACGCACAATAGGTTGCCTGTGCTGATTGATCCGGGGGATTGATCGATTGTACTTGTGCAGAATCGCCAAGTCTAGCCAATGCAAGATTGCATATCTGTACGTCGCTTGGCATTACCACTCCCTCGATACTTGAAATTTATATTTCCAATTGGCGGCGGTCAATGATGTATTAACCCCTGTTGATTTATTGGGCACAATATTTGCGGCCACGCTACCTGTCCAAAAAGATGCTATTTTATTGGTCAATGTTTTAGGTAATGGATAATGAAACGAAGCAGTTGACCCCAACGGATCGATAATAATATCCCCGATGGAGTAGCCTAAGTCCGCCGTAGTACATTCGATGACTTCTCGGGCATTGACTAGCAACGACACCCCGAGGTTATGCTGCCGCGTAACCTGGACCCCTATCCCTGGTAACGTGGCCGTATAACCGGAATCATAACGGCCTTGATAAGCATATGCGACGGTACTTGTAACGGTCGTCCCGTTAGTTACGGCTTCGCCGACAAAAACCCGATTGACCTGAGAAGCGGTCGCACCGTTGCCGACCTGCATTTTCATATCTTGCACGTTGAACGTATTCTGTAAATTTGTGACCGAATAAGTCCCGCCGAACTGATACACCGGGGCTAATGTGGTGAATCCGGGAGTCAATAGACCGCCTGAAATATCAAAATACAGGTAGTTAGTCGTATTGGCAGTCAACCCGGTCCATGTTAAATTAGCCGTCGATACCCCTATCGAATCAACCGCCCCCGTTGTGCTGAATCCATTCGATGACGTTAGTGTTAACGCCGCTGATCCACTTACGTTTTGAGTCGTGAGGTTTAAGTTAACTGAGGTTGCAGGTAAGAATGACGGGAACCCGCTCGAATCGATTGGACCTGATAAAACCGTTTGACGCTTTGGAACCACAAAAGTCGATGGGATCGCGGGAGGTAATGGGTCAATAACCACCATATCAACCCCATCATATTCGACATAAGTTAACATGTTCGCTTTTATAATAGCAGGTTGCTTTATACCATTCGAGTCGTATTGCTTTAGATTCTTGGGTCCATTCCCCCCACGATCTAGCGTATTTGACCCTGTAACGCCGTCCGCATGGAACAACACTCGCATGATTTGATTTGCTATGTATGCCCCATACTGTCCGTTCGGGTTTGCAATAGTAAATGTTGGAGAAATTCCCGCTGTGGTCCCTGCAATCCTAGACTGCATTAACCACGAGGACGTGATGCCTAGCGCGGTTTGAGCATTTAAGGGCCCGACCGATGGTAATACCGTCAACATAAACGCCGAAATGCCCGAGGTGATCGGATTCAAATCGCTCAATTGTTTTACGACGGGATTTCCCAACGAATCGAGTCCAAAAATAGCTGTCGTTAAATTGGTTAAGGCGGATGCTGATATAGGGGCTATCGCTGCCCGATTCACTTTCTCGTTCAATTGTTGAGTAAGTATCGCAGCACGATCCAAAGCGTCGGTTATAACTTTCGGATAAAACGAACCGGCATTGGTTAAATCTAATTGCTGGGTATAATCCAGATTTGATTGGATCGTTATAAATGTTCCGGTCGCGTATATTGCCGTTGTGGTTATCGATCCGCCTGGGGAGGCAACCTGATCGATATTTAACGATACGGTATAATCAACGTTAAGAAGTAGGGTATTTTCGACGTTAAGCGTGTCGGTATAAATGACGGCAATATCCGTCGTGGTGAAAACTTTGAAAGTGAACGGGAATGTAACCAGAACACCATTGGCAACGAGGGGTCCGGCTTTTCTAACGCTTGTCAGTACACTCATTGATTCGGCCTATGATATGCGGTATTAATTCCATGTAGACAAAAACGGAAAATGCCAACACGATGATAAAGAATTGTACAACACAAACCGCGCAAAACATGCACACGCGCTCTATCATTTTTCCCCGACGTTCTTCATTGCCTTAAATATCTTTTTGTTCATAATCTCGGAATTGTTTTTTTTTACTTCGACAACCGCTTGCTCGACGGCACTGATCCGCATATTCATTTCCAAGTTGTAAAGCCTTTTGGAATGATCGAGCAATGTTTCGTGCTCAACCAACATATCCTTATCAATCTGAGCGACATGCGTAAATAGGTCGGCCACGTCAAACAGTTTATAGAAAACTGTACCACTCATTAACAGGGCACCCGATCCGATTATCCCCAATGCCCACTTGATAATTGAATCGCGGGTGCTTACTTCTGCGTTTCGTATGTCGTCTCGTTGTACTTTGTCACGGAATAAATTCTCGTGGTCTGTCATACGCTGTTCGAGTCGTTCCAGCATCTTAGCAACCTTCGCCGATTCTGCGTTATTGGTTGCCGCAACCTGTATCAGTATTTCGGAAATCTGGCGAATATCCTCGCATATCTGCCGGAATACGCCCATCGTTTCCTTTGCTTCGGGAGTGTTGGCTTGCAGATAGAGACGATTGATCGAATCCTCCATATCCTCGCGTCGTCGGTTCCTGTTTGAATCATCACTCACAAATAAATCTCTCTTTATCTTTGCAAAATTCTGTCAATAGGGAATACGCCTCATCTGCCCATATTCCAACCGTATCGGCTCTCATTGAGTCGGATATAAGAAATTTTTTAAACTCGTCTGAAATCTCGGTTGTGTCAACGGCGCTTTCAATAACCGAGCCGGTATGACTATCTTTGCTTGTGTTGGTTGCACTACGATTGGCGCACAAGTTGGGGCGCTGCACGCTGTGAGATTTAACATTAATAAGATCGCTATTAAGCTGATTAACTTCGGCTTGGTGATCATTGGCTTGAACCTCTAATTGTTGCGCTAAGCGTGTCGATTCTGTTTGCTTCTCCATTGCTTTTGCGTTTAATTCCTTTAAAGTCTCGTCTGCTAAAATCTGTTTATTTTTTTCTGCTAATATCCAAGAATCTCGCTCAAGTGTTCGCCCTATGTGATAAGGAGTATAGATAAGCGTGGTAACTGCGGCTATGATAGCAAGCCACTTTGCTAATGCTGCGTATTCACCAAACACGTTTAACGCTCTCTATTAAAAGCTTGGCGAATAATAAGACATAAAAAACGGCTATCATGTAATCAATCATCTTTGTTTAAATAATCCACGTATAATATAAATATACCGATCCCAGCAAACCCTATTAACCACACTATAAATAAAATCGTTTCGACTAAATTAATGTGATTAATAATCGCTTGTATCATCGGATTGTTCAAGCTCATTTAAGAAGCCTACAAACTCAACCACCTCATCATTTGTGGCACGATAATCAAACTGTTCGTCTAAGTATTTTTTCAGTGCTTCAAAGTTTTTATTGTTGTATTGAATCATTTATGACAACCTCTGTTGCATCAAAAAAGACATAACTAGTGATAGTGTGTTCTTCTGCCCATGCTCTGACTTCTTCAATGTTGTTAAATAGCTTAATCGGATCAGTAAATAAACCGTCTGTGCTCGATGCAAATACTTTCTGTGTGTATTGTTCGCTCATGATAGAAATAACTCCTTTTCAGCTTCACGCCGTAAAACTAAACCTTTTAACACTTTACCTCCACCATGAACCCACTTATCAAACTCGTTCGCTGCTGCGTCTATATGACCTGTGAAAATAAGTTTTCGCATAGTCGAAGTTAAAAAAGCACGATTACCAATATTAAAAGCAAAACAAACCAAACCATCGAATTGATTCTGATTAAGCTTTGATTCAATTGTATTAATTGCATATTCTGCAACCTTACAATCGAAAGCAAGTATTTCAAGCGCTTTCTTTTCATCAATAACAGTGAATTTTTCACCGCTTCCAATTACATGACCATAGCCTATGGTATTTTTACCCGCTGGGCAAATGTACGGCTTAGGTTGAAATGATTCAAACCGTTTGATTAAGTCTAGCCCTTTTTCTGATATTTTCATCTTAAGTAACCAATCATCTCAAGAAAGGAGGCAACCAGGCCGATTGATAGAATTACAATAATTAGTATCTGTTTCATAAGAGCGGGGCTGGATTTACGTACACAACGACCAGCCCCTTAACCTTATGCTACCGGATTTGGAACAATCGCGGCTAACGCTGCGGATGAACTAACAACGGCCGGAACTGCATTAACAACTGCATCAATGGCGGCTTGCAATGCTGGCGTAACTGAACCTGCGCCGGCTGCGGCTAATTCTGCGGTTAATGTATCAATTGAAGCTTGCAAAGCTGCAACTTGAGTTGTGTGGTTTTGAAGCTCAGAAAATGCTTCTGCTTGGTTGGCTTGAACTGCTGCCAATTGTGAAGAAACTGTTTCTAATGCTAATTGTGCGACATCTTGAGCTGACATAATGATATTTACCTTTTCTGTAAGTGTGTTGATAGAGTCTTGAAGTTGTTTAAACTGTTCGGCTGTTACGCCTTTTACGCTAAAATTAAATGTAAACATAAGTTACCTCTTTATTGCCACTTAATTATAGCATAGTTATATGACTAAATTATTTAGGCGCATCAGGAAGTAAGCCAAGACCACCGTTAACCCCTGCGGCCAAGACTAGTAACTGGCTTACATCACCATGACCAGACCATATCATGATCATTCCTATCGCAAATGTGCCAATACGAATGATACCGCGTTTTGTACTTGCTTCTTTTAAGTCTATTTTCATGTTAGTTAGTCCTTACTAAGTTAACTTCGTTTACTGTCAATGTTGCAATAGTATTACTACCAAGAAATAACTGTATTTGAACTATTGTATTCCATACGGCAATAGCTCCACCTGGATCAACTATTGTTAAAGGGTCTAATTGTTATGGTGCAAGAAACCCCAGACGATGAGCCATGGTAAGTTATAAAGCAGCCCATACGCCGGCACGCCGTAACAAACGGCCTGCTGGCAGGACACCGCCTGTTGAGTTATACATTTCATCGCCGTTAACCGGAATCAGCTGTGCACTTCCATACGTTGAAGCGTTATTCATATTAACCTGGGCGAATGAACTGGGCACGCTTAGTCTATATGTAGGAGTTCCGAACCCGAATAATGCGATTGTTTCAGCGTTAACGGTAAACCCTTGTGGTGCTACTAAATTAAAAAACCCGCTTCCAGCTTGTATAAAGTTACCGCCACCAGAAGCAGCCCATTCAACATTTGCCGAGCAATAGACGTTGACTGTACCAGTTGCCGTTGTACCAGCGCAGTTTATAATTGATGCGCTTCCGATTTTAATATTGTTAAAAGTAGCCTTCAAAGTTCCAATTGCAATATTTCCAATTTTAAGAAGTGAGGCAACTCTATTTGCAGTTTCAGTTGATTGCTTTACCCCATTGAAGGTAATTGTTTCTAGTCCTGCGGCAACGCCATAATCAATTAGAAAACCGCTAGTTGCATCATCAGACGCGCCAACATCTATATCATTAAAAGTAATATTTTTAATAGATGCCCCGCCTAAATAAACCCAAGGGCCTTGTACTCCAGCTATAGCTGTTGAGCGATCAATTACTAAGTTTCCAACTGTTCCACCTGTTAACTGTAAAGGAATCTCATTAATTCCCATATATGGGAATCGAGAGTTACTAACGACTATTGATTTTATATTCATTCCTGTTTGTATAATTGCCGCAGTATTTCCAACCGCTCCTAAAGTTCTATCTAAAATAACCTTGTTTGCTGTTCCAGTTCCGGAAAATGAAATATTAGAAGCGGATTTTGTGGTTGTTGGCGAACTCCAAACTATAGGACCATTAACAATTAACATATCAATAGTTGTGCCAGTTAAGCCTGGCCCATCATCCATTACGCGCACTGCCGCCCCAACTGCTGTGCTTGGGTTGTTGTCCATCAATACGCCACGAATTGAGCCTATGCTTATTATGTTTCTAAAAGGACAGCTCACATCTGATGTAATCTTTACCCCGTTTAAAGCATTGTTTACTTTTAAACGCCTAACGTCTATGCCGTCAAAAAAAGTTAATCCATACGGGCTTATAAACTCGTCATAGTTACCGCCCGCCCCTGATGCGTTAATAACGCCTGTAAAGGCAATATAATCATCTGCCTGTTGCGCTCCTGTTGTATATAGTTGAGCATCACCTCCAAAGAAGTTATCAGCAACAAAACCGTCGCATCCTCCTTCCATCTGTGCACCAACTAAGCAATCAAACGCTGACCACCTATGCACTAAAGATATATCTGTGCAATTGTTTGCATTTAAGCCGCGAATTGATGAGCCACCGATAGGTATTTTTATGGTCAACCCGTTAACAGCTCCAAAACTAGCGGTATTAAACATCATTTGATAGCCTGGCAAAGATGATCCCTGATTAGCTCTATTTCCATCAATAGAGCCTGAGCCGCTTAAAGTTATATTATTGTCATAAGATAAATAAGTTGTTCCTGTTCCTGTTCCAGTTGCACCAGATACGAAATATGTCCATGTATCTAGGGAGGCCTTAACTATCTTAACCATACCTGGCGCAAAAGATGACCCTGTACTACTAGATAAAAATATAGTCCAACCAGGTAGCATCTTATGGGCTACATCAGTAACAGTAATATATCCCGCTGTAGCACTGAATGAAGCGCCTGGAATACTGCGGCGTATGGGAATTATATTATAGTAAGTACCTGTTATGACTGTTGTATTTGATCCAGTAGACGCGTAAGACCAGCTATTTGACGTAACTGCTGTAACTGTAACCTGTCCCCTAAATGATGTATCTGATCCACCAGTTATGTTTAAAAAATCTCCAACTTTTCTTCTGTGTTGATTTTCTTGTACAGTGGCAATATTAGATGCCCTTGAAAAGTTAACTGAACCGGCAACATTGCCGTCATATTTTGAACGTATGACAGGTGTCTGTCTCCCTGTTGCTGAAATTAGATTAGCATTAATTTCAAGTTCAATATTTGAGTAGACAACCAAACTTGGTGATATTGTAGCGGTTCCGCCGTTTATAATTACTTTTTGAAGGCCATTAGTAAACGCATTATCTATAGCAGATTGAATAGATAATGAATTTGTTATGGCTGTTACTGAATCTGATAGATTTGATATTAAAGCCAAACCGCTACCAATAGCAGTCTTTACTCCCAAAGAATTTACAGAATACAAAGTACCGTCTGGTAATTGATAAACACCTTGATCGATGGGTATCGTGCCGATAGTTGGGTACTTAACAACCATCGAAGAAATAGACCCATCGGGTGATTGTGACCCTAATATTTTCTTACCGTCGTCCGAATAAACAAAATCGTCGTTGATTCTCGCCATAAATTAGCCTTATTTAAAAATGGGGGCCGAAACCCCCATGTTGTTATTTTGCTTTAGCGATCTTAACGGGCATTTCTTCAGTTGGTTCATCCACTGATTCCAAGTTGCTACCGGGTAGCCCGTCGAAATCAATGATAGTACCTTCGGGAACCAATGCTTCGTTGATATAAGATTCTTCTAAAACCATGTATTTAGCCATGACAAATAACCTTTAAATAACAGTAAACCCGGATGGGTAGAATTTTTGACCGTCTTGGATGTCGACACCAAAGTCGCCGATCCAAACACCTGTAGCCACCGCACCTACCAATACATATTGCAAAGATAGATACTGTTGACCCAGAGACCCGATTAACGGATTAATATCGATTGCAATCCGTTTACCTGCAACCAAGGACGCGACCGGAATCGCGCCACTGGTTCCGATAACAGTCGGTGAAGCCATGTTTGAAGTGGCCGAAATGATCGCCTGGACTTCGACCGAGGTTCCACCCGTCACTGCAGTCGTAACGATAGCGCGACCGAAAACGTCCTCGCCTTCACCGAGGTCACGAGCTTGCGACAAATCGATAACGT